AACAACCTCATGCTGGGGCTACGGCTCGGGAGCGATCCCAAATGTGGTGTTTCCACCACCCCCAAGCCCGTCAAGCTCATAAAGCAGCTCGTGGAGGCACCCGGCACCGCCGTCACGGGGGCCACCACCTACGACAACGTGAAGAATCTCGCACCGCCCTTCGCCGCCCAAATTCTCAAAACGTACGAGGGCACAAGAATCGGCCGCCAAGAGGTAATGGGCGAGCTCCTCACTGATGTGGAGGGTGCGCTGGTTCATATTTCCATGATCGACGACACCAGGGCCTCCCGGCCCCCCGAGGGAGGCTTCAAGCGCGTAGCGATCGGCGTCGATCCAGCCACTACCTCCGGTGAGCAGAGCGATGAGACGGGGATCGTGGCCGTGGGGGCGGGCTATGACGAGCAGGGGTATGTGCTGGGGGACTACTCGGTGAAGGCCGGGCCCAGTGCCTGGGCCAAGCAGGTAGTGAAGGCGTACCGGCTCTATGGGGCTGATGTGGTGGTGGTGGAGGGCAACCAGGGGGGGGATGCCTGGGCGCAGATAATTCACTCCATAGACCCCGCGGTACGGGTCGTCAAGGTGACGGTCCGGCACGGCAAGCGCCTACGGGCTGAGCCCGCCGCCGCGCTCTACGAGCAGGGGAGGATGCACCACATGGGCACCTTCCCCGCCCTCGAATCTGAGTGGACCGAGTGGGTGCCTGATGCTGAGGACAGCCCGGACCGTATGGATGCACAGGTGCACGCGCTGGCCGAGCTGGGGTTGTTGCGCTTCGGCCAGGGCTACGCCTTTTCCGAGTACTGGAAGCGGGTGGGCAAGGATGCGCCGCGGCCGGTGGGGGGCGGGCCTCCTCCGCCGCTCGCCCTACCCCCCGCTGTACGCTGCGCCCCTGGTGAGTGTTTCTACGGCCCCGCGGAAATCGGCACCGGCGCCCGCCGCTGCACCCGCTGTGGGCTCCCCCCGGAGCGGGTGAGTGCCACCCAGAGCGCCTCCTAAGGGCCAGACGGCCAAGGAGCGGCGGGTAGCCGCCACCAAGGCGTCCTATGCCCGCCTGAGCGGCCCCCGCCTCGCCAGGCTGGCGGAGGATACGCCGAGCGGGGATGCCGGGGCGCTCGTGGCCGTGCTGACCAAAGCGGTAAACGGAACGGTGCCTCCGGGTGCCGGTGGGGGCTCCGCAGGCGCAATAGACGTTGCAAGCGTGGTGCGCAATGCCAGCGTGGCGATTGCCCCCAGCCTGGGGATAACTCCCGAGAACATCCGCGACGCCATGCTCGAACAGGGCATGGACTACACCGAGCCCTTCGCCCCGGGTAGGCCCCTGAACCCGTACTTCGGGTACAACCGCCCGCCGCGGGCGTGGAACTACCAGGTGGGGCGGAACATCTCGACCCGCCCGCGCCAGTACCGGGTGCCCTTTGACACCCTCACCAACCTGATCCAGAGCTATGACGTGGCCCAGGTGTGCATCCGCCACGTCATCGACGACCTGCGCTCCATGCCCCTGCTGTTCAGCGCCCAGGAGGGCGTGGACGACGACGTGACCGCCGATATCGACACCGCCCGCAAATTCTGGCGGCGCCCCGATGGCGAGCAGAGCTGGCACGAGTGGTTCGGGAGCTGGGCCCAGGACATTTTCCGCTACGACGGCGGGTGCCTCTACAAGCGGCGCGACCTCACCAACAAGGTGATCGGGCTCGACATCGTCGACACCCGCACCATCTCCCCGCTCATCGACTACATGGGGCGGCGCCCCGATCCCCCCGCCCCGGCCTTCTTGCAATTCGTCCAGGGGCTGCCCTGGGACTGGATCGAGCGCGAGGACTTTATCTACACCCGTATGAACCCGCTCCCCGAGGACGTCTACGGGCTGGCCCCCATAGAGGCGGTGCTGCTGACGGCCAACAACGACCTGCGCTACCAGTGGTACTGGCTCCAGTACTTCACCGACGGCACGGTGCCCGAGGGCTTTATGCAGGCGCCCCCCGAGGAGTCCAACCCCGACGACCTCGCCAAGTGGCAGGAGACGTGGGAGAACTTCCTCTTGGGCGACCAGGCCCAGAAGGTCAAGCTCCGCTGGGTCCCCGCCGGCTCCAAGTACGAGGCCGCCAAGTCCCCGGCCTTCGACCGCAACTTCCCGATCTGGCTCATGCGCCACACCGTGGCCGCCTTCGGGCTCACCCCCCAGGACATGGGCTGGACCGACGATGTGAACCGCTCGACGGGCGAGACGCAGATGGACGTGCAGTTCCGCATCGGGTCGATGCCCAAGACCATCGGGATCGAAGCCGTGCTCAACGCGGTGACCCAGGAGGACCTCGGGCTGCGCGTGAAGGTCAAATTCGACACCGGGCGCGAGAAGCAGGACCGGCTCGAAGAAGCCAATGCCATGCGGGTGTACATCGAGAGCGGCGTGGTGAGCCCCGACGAGGTGCGCCAGGCCGTCTTCGGCCACAAGATCGAGGCCGATTCCCCGATCCCGCGCTTCGTCATGAGCCAGCGCCTCGGCCCGATCCCGCTCTCCTACGTGCTGAGCGTGGGGGGCGAGGTGGACGACCAGACCTACGCGCCCGAGCCCGGCACCATCGTCCCCAGCCAATTCGTCCTGCCGGGCAACCAGGCGCCCGACCCCATGGCGACCGACGAGGAGCAGCGGCTCCAGGCCATAGCCCAGCACTCCGCGCAGTTCCCCTCCGAGGCCCTGGCGCTCCCGCCCGAACTGAAAACCACCACCTTCGAGCGCGAGATGGCCCAGATCACGGCCGAGGCCGGGAAGAACCCCGAGCTCGAGACCGAGATGGAAGAATCGCTCCCGGTCGGAGAGGGTGGTGGGCCGACACCGCCGCCCTCTACGGCCCCACCCGGTGCCCCGCCCAAGAAGCCCCCGCCCGCTCAGGCCGTGGGCCAGGGAGCGGCCTCGCCGGTCCGCCCGGCCGTCGCCAAGGAGGCCTACGACTTCGACGCCATAGGCAACGCGGTGCGCCAGTGGCGCCGCGCCGCGCGCGACCAGGTGCGGCGGGGGCGCAAGCCCCGGCTGTTCGTGCACGACGACATACCGGGCGAGGTGAGCGACCTCATATGGGGGCGCCTGGAGGGGGCCGTGACCAAGGACCAGGTGGATGCCGCCTTCCCAGGCCGCCCATGAGCGCCAGAACATCGCCATAGCCGCCTTCTACGCCCCCAAGATCCACCGCGCCCTGCGCCGCCTCTACTCGCGCTCGGCCTACCTGACCGACCTCATCGCGCGCCAGGAGGATGACCCCGAGGTGGCCGAGGCGCGCATGAGGGGGCTGCTGACCCCCGACCCCGCCGCGCTGGCGAAGCTCACGCTGACCTTGCAGGAGCTCTACGTGGACGCCTATGCCGGGGGGCTCACCCACCAGGCGCGCCACGAGGGGTTCACGATCGCCGACGCGCTGTTGGGTACCGTGAAAACGTGGGACCCCTGGCGCCCATTGGACCCGAGCGACGCCCGCGTGATGGGGGGAGCCTCCCTGGACTCCCTCCTTCTTTCAGCCGCCGGCCTCGCCCGTGACCTCGCGCAGACGCTCGCTACACGGATCGCCGAGTCCGTGGCCCGGGCGGTGCGCGACCGCCCGGCGTACGCGGTGGGGGCGCGGGTTCGACAGCTCCTCTCCTCCGCCGCCCAAGCCGAGCTGGTGGCGACGACCGAGGCCGCACGGGCTCAGTCAGCCGCCGCCGCCGACGCCCTTGGTATGTCGGGGGTCCCATTCTTCGACTGGCTCACCGATGCCGACCCGTGCGCGGCCTGCGCCGAGCAGGCCGACGCCAATCCGCACCTGCGTGGCGCCCTCGTTCCACCCCTGCACCCCAACTGCCGCTGTAGCATCCGCCCAACTGCACTGTGAGGAGCGTGCCATGAGCACCGCTGCCATCCCCGCCGCTCAAGGCCCCATCACCTCCCTGGTCGGCCGCAGCGGCTTCTACCGCGGTTACGCCGCCTACGCCGCCGGGGCCGGTGTGGTCCGCCTGTGGTCGGGCCCCTCGGCCGGGGTGGGGACCATGCTCGACGCCCTGAGCTTCACCGCCGCGGGCACCGCCGAGTCGACTCTGGGCGGCGGCCAGCCCTGCCGCGGGCGCCAGTACCAGAACGGCATCTTCGTCGAGCTCGTCTCGGGCACCATGCCGACGGGGGCCATCGACTTCGACGGGCCCCACTCGTGAACCGCACCCAGCGGCGCCAACTCGAGCGCTCTGTGGGGCACCGGGGCTCCAAGGCCAAGCGCAGGGGACGCCCCCGGCCCGAGCGCGCGCCGGAGGGCCTCCCGCCCATCTTGGCCCCCGAGCTGCCCCCCGCTGTACAGGACCACATGGCGCGCCACGCCGCGCGCACCGCGGGCCTGCTCGTCCCTCCCTCCCCCCAAGAGCGCGAGGCGCTCGTCCGAAAGGGCCACACCGTGCCGAGTGAGTCAGGCCTGATCCTGCCGTGAGGATCATCGACAGCCCCACCGAGGGCAATCTTTTCGTCAATCCCAACGAGACGGCGGAGTGGGACATCACCGTGCACGGCAATGTGTCGGTGGCGATCCAGCCCGAGCCCGACTACGGCGTCGTCACCCACCTGTTCCTCATCCTGCGTGACGACGGGAACAACAACGAGCTGACCTTCGCCGACACGGTGCACCTCAACCGCCCGCTGGGGCCGCTCACCGTGGACGCCATGTACCTGCACCTGGCCTCCCTCGACGGCACGCACTGGTACCAGGACGCCCAGGTGGACACCGGGGGCTCCGCGGCCGTACCACCGGGCGGTGGGGGAGGAACCCAGGGGCCACCGGGACCTCCGGGCCCCCAGGGCATCCAAGGTGACCCCGGACCTCCCGGGCCACAGGGCGATGCTGGCCCCGAAGGCCCCGAGGGCGCCACCGGGGCAGATGGAGCGCCGGGACCCCCAGGGCTGGACTCCACTGTGCCCGGGCCTGTGGGCCCACAGGGGGAGACCGGACCGCCCGGCGCCGATGGCGTGCCGGGCCCTGCGGGAGCGGACTCGACCGTGCCGGGCCCCGAGGGCCCCCCTGGGCCTGCGGGGGTGGACGGCGCGGTGGGACCCGAGGGCCCCGCCGGCGCCGACAGCACGGTCCCGGGCCCGGTTGGTCCCCAGGGCCCCCAGGGCCCCCAGGGAGACACCGGCTCACCGGGCGCAGATTCGACCGTGGCCGGTCCACAAGGCGACCCCGGCCCCGCTGGCGACACCGGCCCGGCCGGGCCCCCGGGCCAGGACTCGGTGGTGCCGGGGCCTGCTGGACCCGCTGGCCCTCTGGGACCACAAGGTGATCCCGGTCCGGAGGGACCAACGGGAGAAATGGGCATCCAAGGCGATCCCGGCCCAGCTGGCCCGGCCGGGGCAGACTCCACCGTGCCCGGACCTGCGGGCGCTGACGGCCCACCGGGACCCCAGGGCGAGCCCGGCCCCGCGGGTCCGGCCGGTGCCGACTCGACGGTGCCGGGGCCTGCCGGACCACAAGGTGACCCCGGGCCGCCGGGCGCGGACAGCACCGTGGCCGGTCCCATGGGGCCACAGGGTGACGTGGGGCCTACGGGCGCAACCGGACCTCCGGGCGCGGACTCAACCGTCGCAGGCCCTCCTGGCGCCGACGGGCCACCCGGCCCCGCGGGCCCTCCCGGCCCTGAGGGACCGACCGGTGCAGACTCCACCGTGCCTGGCCCCGCAGGGCCGCAGGGTGTGGCCGGACCGGCTGGCGCGGACTCCACGGTGCCCGGCCCTGCCGGACCGCAGGGCCTCCAAGGCGATCCCGGGCCTGCCGGGCCGCAGGGACCGCCCGGGCCGGGCTACCAGGCCAACGTCGACGTGCAGGCGTACACCACGCCGGGCAGTTTCACCTGGACCAAGCCCGCCAACATCACCATCGTCCACCTGATGTGCCAGGGGGCCGGTGGCGGCGGCGAGAGCGGGCAGTCCTCACCGGCCAACACCGTGGCGAACGGCGGGGGCGCGGGTTCGGCCGGTGGCTATACCGAGGCGCCGTACCTCTCGGCCGACATGTTCCCGGCCACCCTGACCATCGCGGTCCCGGCCGGTGCGCCCGGCGGGGCCTCGCCCGCGACCGGCCAGAACCCCGGGCAGACCACCCCGGGCGGGGCCTCGGCCACCGACGGCACCGGCAAGGTCTACTGCTTCGCCGGAAACGGTGGGGGTGGTAGCGGCGGCCAGCCCGGTGCCGCGGCCACCGACGCGGCCTTCGTCGGTGGCGTGGGCGGTCCGGGCGGTCAGAGCGGCGAGCTGGGCGGCAGCCCTCCCGAGACGACTGGCACCTACTCGGGCGGGGGCGGAGGCGGCGCGGCCGTCGACGACCTCGGTGACACCGACATAGGCGGCGCCGGTGGCGTTCCGGTCGTGTGGGGCTGGGAGCAGGGCCTCGGGGGCGAGGGCGGAGCCTCCAACGCCAACGGGACGGGCGACGACGGGGCGGACGGCACGGCAGGCGGAGGCGGAGGAGGGGGCGGGGGCAACAATGGCCGACCCTCGTTCCAGGCCGGGGCGGGCGGCAAGGGCGGAGACGGCTACGTCGTGGTGATCTCCTGGTGATCCGGCGCTGGTACGAGAACGGCCTGCTGATCCGCGAAGAGCGGGGCGAGGAGCTGGAGCTGCCGACCAGCGAGATCGCGGAGCCCTTGGCCGACACCGCCGCCCTTGGCCTGGTGAAATCGATGGAAGAGCACCGGGTGACGATCGGGGTGGCCTACCCCGCCAACCTGGCGGACGCCAAGATGGCGAAGGACGGGCACATCGACTTCGCCTCCAAGGATGTCGTCGAGCAGATCGCCTGGCGCTGGATGAAGGAGCGACAGCAGGTGGGGCTGCTCCACGAGAGCGGCACCGAGGGCCACGGCCTCGTCGTCGAATCAGGGATACACCGGGGGCCCGACTGGATCGTGAAGAATGCGGACGATAGCGAGACAGTGGTGAGCGATGGTGACTGGCTCTTGGGTGTCGAGTGGGACGAGCCCACCTGGCGCTGGATCAAGGCCAATCCCAGTGCGGGGTACTCACCTCAAGGTCGCGCCGGGCGCCGCGAACCGAGCGCCGAGGCGCTGGCCGCACTGAGGAGTCGCGATGGCTGACACCATGATCGAGGAGCTGACGGAGGAGACCGAGGCCGAGCGGGTGGACGCCGTGGCCGGGCCCGCCACCGGCATCCAGTTCCTCCTCCTCAAGGCAGAGTCGCCCGAGGGTGTGACAGAGCTCGAGGCGGCGCAGATCGCGGCGCACAGGGCTGGCGAAAAGATGTTCAAGCAGCAGCGCCACAACCCCTCCGGGCAATTCAGCGGCGAGACCGAGGGCGAGCGGCTGATCTCACGTGACGTGACGGCACGCACCACGGCAAAGCCCAGCGGCCACCTCGTCGGTCAGGTCCACACCGCGGCGGGGGGCGCCACCCACGCCGAGTCTGCACGGCGCTCCACCTCGTCGGGGCGGGTGGACACCGACCCCGAGCACGACCGCATCATGGAGGCGGGCGCCGGGCTCGAAGCCCCCGAAGAAGCCGGGGCGGCGGGGCGCGAGGCGAGCGAACTCCAAGGGGTGGTGACCAAGGCGGCCCACGAGCTCATCGGTCAGGCCTCCACCTTCGAGGAGCTGGCCCAGGCCTGGGTCGAGTTCCAGTACGCGACGTGGGAGAAGGCCAAGTACAGCGCCGAGGACAAGCGCAAGCTGATGAGCCAGGGCAAGGCCATCGCCAACGAGAGCGGCGACCCCTCCTACCCCATTGCCGACGAGGAGGACCTGCACAAGGCGATCAAGGCGGTGGGCCGTGGGGGCGGTTCCCACGACCGCATCCGCCGTTACATCATCCGCCGGGCCAAGGCCATGGGCAAGTCCGATGCGATCCCGGAGAACTGGACCTCGGGGGGGACCAAGGGCAAGGTCTCCAAGGCCATGGGCGACGTGTACCTCGCCATGGACCCCGAGAACTACCTCGACGACGTGGCCCAGGCCCAGGGCACCGCCGAGCCGACCGCAGCGACCCCCCATGCGCCCGCCGCCCCCGCGCCCGCAGTGGGCGGACCGCCCGGGAGCCCCGAGTGGGAGGGCGCCGACGCCGGGCTGCTCACCATCGCGGCCGAGAAGCTCGCCATCGTCTGCAACCTGCTCTGCGAGGCCAAGCAGCGCGAGTACAACGAGGTGATGGTCGGGCTCAGTGCCGACCAGGCCGATGTGGATGCCCTGTGCGAGGCCAAGTGCGCGGTGGACTGCGCCCTGGGCATCGTGGCCTCCCTCGCCTTCAAGGAGGGGGCGGAGGGCTACCAGCTGACCAAGGATTCACTGACCGAAACCGACGTGGAAGTCTTGCGGCGAGCCCTCTCGTTGCTCGAAAGTGGAGAGCTGACCGATACGTACCGCCAACCTGAGGAGGTGTGGGACTTGGGTACCCTCACGAAAGAAGACCTCGCCGACGTCGTTGGCGGGGCGGTCAAAGAAGGCATCAGCCAAGGGCTGAGCGCGGCCTTCGCCAAGATGAGCGAGACCGAGGCGCAGCCCGAGGAGGAGGCGCCGCCCAACCCACCGGGCTCCGCGCCACCTGAGCAGCCGCCGGTCGTGCCCTCGCCCCCGGCCCAGCCACCCGCCGAGGAACCGGCCACCGAGGAGGCCAAGAGCGAGTTCGCCATGCTCAAGGAGAGCCTCGACGGCTACTTCTCGGGCATCGACGAGCGCCTGGCCGCCATCGAGGGCCAGCCCCAGGCCGGTGGCCCCATGGTCGGCCCCCGCGGTGCGGGCTTCCGGCCGGGCCAGCCACCCCGCGGCACCCCCGACACCGGCGTGCCGCGCGAAATATCAGATCTCCGGAGCCAGATCCAAAAGGCGGAGGCGGACGGGAACACGATTCTCGAGACGCGCCTCCGCGAGGAGCTGGGACGAGAAGTGCTCTCCCGCGCATGGGCGGGTCAGGGGTATCCCGCGACCCAGAGCCGTGTCCGGGCGATGCAGTTCACCGAGAACGCCGCTCGCTAGGGCGGCATGACCGCCCGAGAGGGCGGAAAGGACACCAGCGATGGACGCAGCTCCGCTGTTCGACCTCGCTGCGGTAACAGACGAGACGCTGGGCGAATGGATGAAGGCCCAGACGGCCGGCATCTTCACGTCCACTGGCATCGTCGGGATCGACCTCACCGGGCTGATCTCGCTCGTGCCCGTCGTCACGCCGCTGCGAGATTCCCTCCCCCGCGTCACCCCGCCCACGGGCGCCAAGACGACGCAGTGGCGCGCCTTGCTCAACGTGAACGCCTCCCAGCCCAACGCCGCGGTGGCGCTGGACTACGCGGGCGCCCGCGTGCAGTTCTCAGAGCAGGACGTGTCGACCGCGTACACGGCGCTCGAACTGGTGACCACGATCACCCGAGACTCGGTGCAGGAGGCCCGCAGCTATGCGGACGCCCTGGCCATCGGCACGATGCAGAACCTCAACCAGGTGCTCATCTCCGAGGACATCAACCTGTTCTCGGGCCAGGCCTTCCCCCTGCCGACCATCGGGACCGTGACCCTCACCACGGCGAGCACCGGCGGCACGATCGCCAACTCCACGGCGATCCACGTCGGGGCGGCCGCGCGCTCCTCGGAGAATTACTTCTACGGGGGCTCCGGCGTGCAGTCCGCCGACGCCACGATCACCACGGGCACCTCGGGCTCGGGCACCAACACCGTCACGGCCTTCGTGCCCGCGGTCAAGGGTGCCGCCGCCTACGACTGGTTCGTGGGCCCCACCTCGGGTGGCCGCTTCTACTACACGACCACCACCACCAACACGGTGACGATCACGTTCCTGCCGACCTCCAACCAGCCGGTGCCCACCACCTTGGCCTTCTTGAGCACCACCGCTCCGGTGGGGCCCGGGCCTACGGCTGACACCAGCTACAACGCGATCTGGATGAACGGCATCTACGCACAGATCGTGGGGGACTACGGCGCCAACGCCATCGTGACGCCGGGCACCGGGACCAACTCGGGGGCGTACTTCAAGTCCAACGACGGCGCCGCCTTCACGGTGGTCTCCGCCGGCATCCAGCAGCTCGACGACCTCAACCTGGCGCTGTGGAACAACGCGCTCTTGAGCCCGACGCGCTACCTGATGGCGGCGCAGCAGGCCGCGGACATCACCACGATCCTCACGGCCTCGGGCCTGGCCTACACGGTGCTGCCCCCGACCGATGGGCAGGCTCGTGCCAACTTGGCGGCGGGCCAGTACGTGAAGTGGTACCTCAACAAGGCCGTGGGCGGCTCGCCCATCGCCATCGAGGTGCTGCCCCACATGCCCCCGGGGATGATCGTGGCGATCTCCGACACGATCCCGTACCCCGGCGCCAACATCGACCACCCCTTCAGCGTCAGGACTTTGGACGATTACTACGCTTTTGAATATGCCCCTAACTACGCACCAGGCGTACAGGGTGGCGGTCCTCGCAACGACGTAGCCGTCCGCTGTTTGGAGACGGCGGTCGTCCGGGCGCCTGTGACCTGCGGCGTGGTCTGCAACATCGCCCCGACCGAGCTGTAGTCGGGCACCCTCCTCGCCCATAGGAGCGAGGTCACTGGCCTGCCGGGCGGGGTCGGGGAGAGGCTGCTCTCCTGCCCCGGCCCCGCCTCGCGGGTGCCAAGATCGAGAGGAGAGCAATGTTCATCCAACAGATGCACCGGGAGCAGAAGGTGGTGACCGCACCCGACGGCCGGGCGCTCTACACCAACGTGGTGGTGCCCACCACCGACAACGAGCTGCTGGCCCACGACGACCGCGAGTACAAGACGGTGGGCAACGGGGTGTTCGAGGTGCCCGACGACCTGGGCGCCGAGCTGGTGGGCGGCCTGTTCCGAGAGGTGGGCGGGGCCGACTCGGCCGAGCACGTCCGCGCCCGGGTGGAGCTGGCGAACGCGGCCACGGTGCCGCCCAGTGCCTCCGCACCCGCCGCTGAGGCCGAGACGGCCGAGGGTGAGGGGGAGGAGCCCACCGAGGCGTCCGAGGAGCCTGAGGAGCCCACCGAGCCCCACGAGGCCAAGAAGGCGACGGCCACCAAGAAGGCGGCGAAGAAGGCCCCCGCCACCAAGAAGGCCCCGCCGCGGGCGTGACGTGCAGGTCATCTGCCCCTACGAGCCCGAGCCGCACTGGAAGACCGCGACCAGCCTGACCGAGCACATGCCCGTGGAGGTCAAGTTCATCGAACTGGGCCCCGACCCCCAGGCCTACTGGCGCCTCCTCTCGCGCATGTTCTACGCCGAGGTGGCCTTCATCAACGTCGAGCACGACATCGAGGTCCACGAGGGCGTGTACCCGGCCTTCAACTACTGCCCCGAGCCCTGGTGCACCTTCGCCTACCCCTGCTCGCGCGTGACCCCCGAGCTGCTAATGGCACCGGGCCGCGGCCTGCCGCCCCAATTCGCCCTGAAGATGAACCCCGGCCTCGACCACTACGTCTACACGGCCCTGGGGTGCTGTCGCTTCCGCGAGCCGCTGCTGCGCGACTGCCGCGAGCTGGTGGTGCGCCTGGGCGAGCGCACCGATGGCGCGCACGTCCCCGAGCACATGGTGGACCAGGCGCGGCACTGGAAGGGCCTCGACGCCCATATGTCGAGCGCCCTGCGCCAGCGCGGCTACGAGCCCCACGTCCACGGCACCGTCCTGCACCACCACGACTACCCCGCCGGGTGCGCCTGCGGGGACGACGCCTGCGTGGCGGTCTAGTGGTCGCCCCCTACACCCCGCCGCTGCTCGCCAACCCCGTCGTCAACCCGCGCGTCGGCGGCTTCGTCCGGGCTCAGCCCTACATCTCGATCAGCCAGTACCGCTACGCGCCCACGGCCATGGACACCGACTCGCTGATGACCGAGGGCAGCCCCACCCAGGCCGACCAGGACCAGAGCCTTGCCAACGTGGTGAACCGGGTGACCAGCTGGATGAACGGCAAGGTGTTCGGCTCCTCCCCCAGCGCCAAGGGGGCCTCGCTCTGCTGCTCTCAGACCACCGAGGACCTCTGGGTCTTCGAGCTCAAGGGCCAGTACAACCTGGAGTGCTCCTACACCCCGATCCTCCAGCTCGACGCGATCGCCATCGGCTCTGACCCCTCCAACGTGGTGGCGCTCGACCAGGTGAGCGCCTCCATGGCTCGCTTCGGGCACCGCACCATCTACGTGCCGGCGGTCTCCCAGGGCTTCTTGGGGGCCGGGCCTCAGCCCGCCCTGACCTTCAACCGGGTGGGGCCCGACGGCAAGACGTACTGCGTGTGGACGTACACCAACGGCTACCCGCACCTGGCCCTCCAGACCTCGGCCATGGCGGGGGCCGTGACGCTCACGGTGGTGCCCAATGGGCCGGGGACGAGCCTGCTGGGCGTCTACCCCTACACCACCTTCGTGATCGAGGACGGTGTGGACACCGAGAACGTCTCGGTGGTCGGGGTGACCAACAACGTCTTGCAGCTCGGCGCGCCGCTCAACTACGCCCATACCGTGCCGGCCCCGCCCGACTTCATCCCGGTCACCGCGCTGCCCGCCGACCTCCAGCAGGCGGCGATCTTCCTCACCACGGCCTTAATCAAGACCCGGGGCGACGCCTCTTTCACTCTTGACGGCGCGCTGGAGCCCAGGGGCATGGCGGTGCAGCGGAGCGCCTACGACGTCTCCTACGACATCCACAAGGCCTGCGAACTCCTCGACAAGTACCGCATCCCCTCCAAATTCCGCTCGTGACCCTCATAGACCCGCTCACCGAGCTGACCTCCAACCGCTCGCTCGTGCGCCAGAAGATCGCGGCCTATCTCGAGCGCGGCCTGGCCGAGGGCGGGATCCTGTCGGCGGGCCGGGTCTTCGCCCACCCGCCCAAGCTGACCAAGCAGAGCGACCTCTACGACCTCGCCCTGCCGGGCCAGCCCGATGGCGCCGCCATCTTCTTGTACCTCACCGGCCAGGACGAGTACCGCATCGCGCTGGGCGGCGTGCCCAGTCGCACCGTCCCGGGCTCAGGCGGGCGCAAGGGCCGGGTCTACGCGCTGTCCCTGCTCTGCTACCTGTTCTGGAAGGGCCCCGAGGCCGAGGGGGCCGACGAGGCCAACGACGCCTTCATCGACTCGCTCACCAACTGGATCCAGGCCGACCGCAACGCCGGGACCCAGGCCACCACGCTCGGGGGCGACGGCTCGGGGGTCATCTTCTGCTGGGGGGAGGGGCCCAACCCCGGCTCCATCCCCGGCGGCAAGGATGTGACCGTGCATACTGCGTTCCCGAAGCACATTCGAGGCGAGGGAGTGATGGTCTTCAACATCGTCGACGTGAGCGTCATCGCGATCCTCCAGACCTGATGCCGTACCGCAAGCAGCCCGCGGTCTACACCTACCGCTGGGCCGGTGACTACACGGTGGGCCTCGGCCACCCCTATACGACGCCCGAGGGCCACGCCGCCCTGCTGGTGCCGGGCGAGGAGTTCACCCTCACCGAACCGTTCGACCACGAATTCGCCCTCCCCCGTGACCCAGAGCACGCCCCGCCCAAGGGATCAGCCCACGCGAGGCGGCGAGCGGGCAAGAATGAGCCACAGAGCCAGGAGAGCGAGCCAGAACCAGAGGCTTCCGAAGCTGAGGAGTCCGAGACAGAGGAGAGGCCCTCGTAATGGCCGTTGTTGATTACCTCACACAGCAATCGTGGTTCGGCGTCGCCAAGGAGACCACTCCGGGCACCCCGGTCACCACGCCGCAGTTCTTCGTGCCGATGCGGTCGCCCAAGCTCGCCCCCAAGCTCAAGTGGCTGCCCGACAACTCCATGCTGGGCAGCCCCTCGTTCACCAACGACCTGGTGCCGGGCAAGCGCTACGACGACTTCTCGATGAAGCACGGGCTCTATATGGATTCCATCGGCCACGAGCTCATGGCGATCCTGGGCGTGGACAACGTGACGGGGACGGGGCCCTACCACCACAAATTCCAGCTGTACAACAACCCGGTGGCCGGTGGGCAGCCCCCCAGCTACACGCTCGACTTCTTCGACGGCTACCAGATGCGCCAGCTGGCCGGCTCCAAGCTGAACACCCTGGAGCTGAACTGGAGCGCCGACGGCGAGGTGGAAGTCACCCCCAGCTGGATCTGCCAGCCCGAAGTCGACGTGGTGACGCCCGTCAACACCCCCTCGACCGCCCACTTCGTGCCCGGCTGGGACCTGGGGGTGACGATCAACTCGGTGGCCTCGGGGATC